GTTGCCGCTTCCCAGATGGGATAGAAGTGGAGTCCGATTGCGTTTGATGACGGGACAATCGCTCCCGAGATGATGTTGTTTCCATAGAGTAAAGAGCCAGCTACGGGTTCACGGATTCCATCTATGTCAACTGGTGGAGCAGCTATGAAAGCTACTATAAATGCTGTTGCAGCGGTTAATAGTGCAGGGATCATAAGCACACCAAACCATCCCAAGTAGAGACGGTTGTTAGTGCTAGTAACCCAGTCACAGAAACGCTGCCAGTTGTTAAATGGTTTTGTTAGTGTGGCTGTAGTCATTTATAAAGGTTTAAAAAATACCTGGAATGATTTGTCCAGTAGTGATGTATGCGCCGAGTGCAGCAATGACACCTAGCATAGCTAGACGACCATTCAGTTCTTCTGCATCGTGCATGAGGAAACTTGCTTCTTCTTTGTTCATGATTTCAATAGGTGGTTCTTTAGCGAAAATGTTTTGTTTACCGTATTCGGTTATAACTGTCATTGATTTAAAAGATAGGTGAATGGCGATGATGAACTGTCAGGTCGCCATGACTACCTAAAATTTAATATCAGATCTATCAAGTTTTGCTATTAAGTCCTGCCTATAAGCAGGATCATTTTCATAACGAGCATCACTCATAGCAGCTACAACTTCAGCTTGACTTCTAAACACATCACCTGATGTCTTAGGTGCTTTACCACTTAACATCCTTCCTTCATAGCCATTAGCACTATCGTATTGAGACTTGAGTCCAGACAAAGCTAACTTAATAGCTTGTGTATTTCCTGTTTCAACGATGCTATCAAAGGCATCTACAGAAGCTTTATCTAAATTCTCACCAGCCCATCCGACTAACTTCCCATACTCAGCTTCACCTCCTACAGAATTCTTGATGCTATTAACATCAGCATCTGTCATATCTACTGAGGTTTGTTGTTGAGCTGGTTGACCCTGTTGTAACTCTAAGTAAGCATTAACAAGATCTTGGCTACTCATACTTTGAAACTTCTCAATAGTTTCTGGAGATAGTTTGTTGTCGTTAGCGTAGTACTCAGCTGATGCCTCATTAATTAAGGCAACTGCTGGAGAATCTTCCGTAGCTTCTTTTGTTTCTTCAGACGTTTCTTCTGTGTCAACAGCATCGGTGTCCCCAGTTGTTTCGCTAGTTTCATCACCTGTTTCTCCAAGCTTTTTTTGAAGTTCAACATAAGCTTTCTCTAGGTCTTCTGCGTTCTTATATTTACCTGCAAGTAATTGTTCTTGCTCGGCTTGCATCTGCTCACCAACTTGTAGTGAGTCTTGTTCATCTGCATTAAGATTATCTGATGTGGTTACTGTGTCAGTACCAGCATCATATGTCATTGTCTCTGCCATTATTCAGTAGGTGGTTCCTCTTCTAGTAGTTGTGGATTCTTTGTTGGATCAGCTAGTGGTGAGCTTGCCATCTGACCAGCTTGATCAACTAATGATTGTTGTGCTGCTGCTGCTTGTTGATCTTGTAACTCTTGTTGCATCTGTTGTTCAGACTTAACTAAGTTCAATACATCTATACCTTGTGCAGCTGCTAAACGTTTTATTGCTTCTGAAGGATTGATGAATTGCATCAATGCCTCTGGACCTAATGTTTGAGCAATGGTAGTGATGAAAGCTGTAAGACTTTCTCTATCCTGACCACGACCTAACGCATTAACTCCAGCTACGATCTGTGGACGTACCAAATCTTTAGGTATGTTTGGTATCTCCTTTGATCTTTGAAGTATTAATAATGTTCGATTTAAATATGGTACGAGGAATTCAATCGTGAGCAGTGAGAATATACCACCTAATTGTTGTTCGAGTTCTAACTGAGTTAGTCTCACTTCTTCAGCAGTTGTTCGTTCACTTTGCCTAATGTTTAACACAAGGAAAGCATCACTAATTCTCTTCTCTAATGTTTGAGCTAAGGTTGCAGCTGTACTAAAGTCAGCAGTTTTACCAACTTGAACTACAGCTACATCCTCTGGTCTACCTTGTACGATTGCTCCATTACCAGCTTGAGCTATTGTTGCTGGCTTAGTGGTTGAACTAGGAGACACAAGGAAGATTACTTTTGCAGCACTAGCAGAACCTTCCACTAAAGCTTGAGATAAACCTTCAAGTGATTTGAGATCACCTAAGAATTCTTCGACTCTTCCTCTTCCATAATCCTCACCATCAACCGTATTAAATCTAAGTACCAACCAAGGACTAGCTTTCTTAGGTGCTGTACTACGACTGTTAGGAAGTATCTTATCAAGTGCTTCCTGATGCCAGATCCAGCGTCCACTCTTTTCATCTAGTCTGACGTAGGTGTACACCTCAACGTCATCGTTGTTAGAACCTATTGATTCATCCATTGACTTTAATGGATCAGGATCAGGCAGTTCTATACCTAATACCTTTCTACTAATAATTTCTTTAGTAACTATTTCTAGGACGTTACCATTACCATCTCTATTGACGACATATCTATTTAATGGGAAGTTCTTAAGACCATCTTTACCCATAAATATCAAAGCATTACCACCTACAATGAGGTGCTTTAATGCTTGATGTACTACAACCCGATCACTAGATGCAGCTATATAATCCATGACCATTCTTTCCATCTTTGCAAATGAAAGGTCTAGTTCACTACGGATCTCTGCTGGTATCTCTTCTCCTAACTTATCATCTCTAACTTGTAGTTTAAAGAATGTTGTTTGAGGAGGAAGTAACGCAAGCATTAACTTTGCTGCCAGCGTTACTACCGCTTTAGATCCACAGCTTTGCCATGGAGTTATTAACTTCTTGTGATTAGGTTGAGCACTAACATCTCTATCAATGAGGTAAGGCAACGTGAGTTCAGAACAAGTAACTGCAGTGTCTAAGAATTGAGATCTACCACTGGTTAATTGACTGTATCTTTCACGTGCTGTTGTCATTGTCCTGTGTTGATTGAATCAGTATTACCTGTATTAATATTTGGATCTAGATTAATTCTTAATCCTCTAGTTCCTCTACTAAATGGATTCTTTTTCTTTTTACTGTCTGCACGTCTTACCCTTGGCTCTACCTCAGTAACCAAAGGATCAGGTTCTGGTAAAGGTGGGGCTGGTGGTGCAGGTGGTGGTGGTGGTGGGGCTAAAGGTGGTGGTGGTGTCATCCTTGGTCTTCCTCCTCCTAAACACATTAGATTTCATCCTCCATAATTGATTTGATATATTCAATGACGCTGGCTTGACCAGCGCGATACATAATTGTTTGTACGTCTTCTTTGGGATGGATAGGTTTCCAACCAAAGTTTTCCTCAAGTCTTATTAGTAGCTTGTCTAACCTTTCGTTATGAAGCTTAAGAGTATTGAGGGAGATTTGTGTTTGCATGTTCAAAGAAGGCTGGCATCCGACCTGACTTGGTGGCAGAAAGTTCAGGAGCTTTGCCGTTATACATTAAATTGTCGCTAGTTTCTAGCCAAAATTTTTTACTCAAATATTTATCGCCATAAGTATTAGAACTTAGTGGCTCCATTATCCAGTTAATCGTGGCCTTCCTAAGTTTATCCAGAGATTTACTCCAAGATAAGCCCATATCGAGACATACAAGGCTATTAGTGGCCACGTGTATTTGTTCGTCTCTGGAAATATCAGCTGATACCGTTCGGAGACCAGCGTCGCCGTTATACCTAAAAAAAGGCAGAAGTACAAAGAAGATAGCACGTTCTATAACTAAGGCTTTTGTAAGCATGTGGTCTGGGTGCGCTTCCCACGCATCCCTAAGCAGGAAAGCTTCTTTCTCTGCTTTATCATCAACACCTATAGCGTTGGTGATGTAGCCAAGGGCGAGATCATGTTTTATCTCATCCTTGACGTTTGATTCAAGTAATCTCCGTGCAGATTCGGGAACCTCTTTTTCAAGTGATTCTGCAATAAACTCGCCAACTGGTAGCTCCATGTGGCGTATTGCGAGAGCACGGTAGAGGGTCTCTTCAGCTCCAGGTTTAAGTGTTCCTGCTGTTGTTTGGACTGGTGTCCATGTTCTCTTTCTATTGAGTAACTTTTCATATGGATTCATTCTTGACAATCGCATTGGGGTTCGTTGTTTAGAATCCCTTGCAAGTAATCTTGTACGTCATCTTCATCTAATGCTGCATATGCACTGGACTTATCCTGAACGTCACCCATTACCTGTAAGGAATAATAAAGTGAAGTTTGGGGACTATCTAGCCACTCTTCAACGAACTGTTCGTCGTAGGTTACAACATCACTCCATGAGTTGAAGCTGTATCCGTGAAGAAGCCCTGTATGGTTCAACATATACATAAGCTCGTCAGCAACCTTCTTATAGGCATCCCAACCAACTTCTGAGGCGATCTCTACATCACCATATTCATATGTCTGTACACCAAAAGTACCAGAGTCACGGTCAACACTCCTAGCTATAGGAGGTGCGATCTCTGGTGTGCAAGTAAAGCCTTCTCTGTCTTTACTGCGATATGAACAGCTTGCGGTAGGAGCTATAGCAAATGCTCTCTCCA